TTAATTATCGTTTTTTCTGTATTTCTTTGGTGTATATTTTTTCTTGGCAATTTGCTTGGCAATTTTCATGGATGTTTCTAAAGCTGCTTTTAGTAATTCACGATCCTCTTCATCTAAGTCATCAATTGATTGACCATCAAAATGAGAGTAACCATCATTAGGATTGTCCAGACTGCTAATGATTTTTTCTAAATCCTTTGCAATGTCACGCTCGTCTTTTGGTGTTAGTTCTGGGAGCTTGTCCTTTGAATCGTTACCCAATAAAAAATCTGTGGAAACATCTAAAGCTATTGCTAGTTTGGCGATATCATCATGGCTAAGACCAGTATAACCACGTTCCCAATTGGAGATTACTTGCGATGATACATTTACCAATTTTCCTAGCTCAGATTGGGTTAAATTTTTTTCTTTTCTTTTTTTTCTAATACGATCCCCAATATTCATTGTGTAAAACTCCCTCTAAAAGACTCTTATATTCAAAATAATACCATAACTAACGAATTCAGATATAATACTAACGATATTTGAGAAAAAATAATAAAAATATGTTGACACTAACTAAAATCGTTAGTATTATATAAGTAACGGAAAACGTTAGTTGAGGAGGTGCGTAAATGATTCATGAAAATGTTGAAAAAGTAAGGAAAGCAAAGGGCATATCTAAGACTTTTATTGCAAATAAGTTAAATATGTCATTACAAGGCTATATCCATATATCTTCAGGTGAGGTAAGACTTGATGTTGAAAGACTAAAAATAATTTCAGATGTACTTGGTGTTAATCCTGGTGTTTTTTTTGACAACAAACTAACCGAATCCGTTATAAAACAATTAGAAGAGAGGTGATTCAAGTGAATATTCAAGATGCAACAAAATCCAGAAATACGTAAAAATTTTACCAACAGATGTTAGTTATCCAGCAAAAATTGAACATTAACGAGGAGTGATTTTAATGGAATTAAAAGTAAAAGTTGTGTGTTCAGACATAGAAGAAGCGAAACAAATTGCTAAACAACTATTAGACTTTGAGAAAGAGCACAGCCCGCACTGCACTCTTTTTGTTGAAGTTGAAATTAATTAGTCTGATATAACGATAGATACTCAATATCAGATGAGTTCAGAGAAACAACATTGTTTTCCCCGACAAACGTAAGAATTCGATTTGTCGGAAGGATAAAATTCTTGAAATCGGTTTTGCTAACAATTGAACCATCACTATGGCTTTTCCAGTTAATTGTTTGCAAGTCGGTAACTGTTGTATATTTACCAGATTTTAAAACAATTTCGGCTGTCCATCTCATTTTATATCCCTCCTTCCAAATACATTATTTCGACAGGAAGTGAGGAAAATCCTTTCAAGGAGTTGATCAGCATGGAATAGTCAACATTAGCACTCCTTTCTGAATTGCAGTTCATTCAAGCAAATTGGCCGTCTGATATAAAGACTGACTAAATAATTAGGAGGTAAATTATCATGCAAAGAAAAACATTAACCGTCAATGAAGTAGCCGATTATATCGGTGTTCATCCGGATACGATTTATAACATGGTCCGAGAAAAACAAATTCCACATGTTCGTGTTCGCAGACGCATTTTTTTCACTGTTGAAGCAATCGATCGTTGGTTAGACATGCAAGAACATAGTAATGTTGTTATCTAACTATAATTTACGCTTTTATATGTAACAAAGAAATTATCTGTTTGGTACAAAGGGAGGACAAATGGTGAATGACGTAGGGGAAGAATTAGCAAAAGCTAGAAAGAGAAAGGGTTTAACTCAGGAAGAATTGGCATGGAAGTTGCCAGTATCCAGAGAAAGCCTTGCAAAATACGAGATTGGAACAAGAAAAATACCGGATGATTTACGTGATGATATTGCTGTTGCTGTAGATGATGTTGAATATTATTTCGTTACTTGGAACGCTGCAGCAGGTGAAGTTGCCATCCCATTCCTAGATGGTGATTACATAGATAAACATCCAAGTAGCATGATGATTCTAGCTAAAAAAGAAACCCAAGAAGCATTAGAAAATCTTGAAAGTATCTGTTGGTATAAACCGACCAATTGCTTGGATGAAATTGAGAAAAAACAATTGAAACAGGCAATGTTTGAAATATTGGATGCAGCAACTTCATTAGTAAATTTAATCGGAATTTTATGCAGGGACTACAAATTTTCAATGAAAAAAATTTTTAAGGAATGGCGTTTATCGCTGAAATTACGAAACTACAAAAAGTAATGGAGGGTTGTTAAGTGCGTGAAATAACCTTATCGGAATTGAAAGGAAAATATTGTGATGAACTTGCAAATAGGATTTCTAAACACATAGAGTACGCAAAAGAAAAAGGAATGCAGTGGAAACTAGAAGTATTCAATGAAGATGATTATTTTATATCGTTTGTTTTTGTGACTAAAGCATTTACGCGGTATTACGAGTTCAACAAGGAAACTGAAAAGATCTCCGATGAATGGCTAATTGGCAGTGTAGACTGTAAAAAGATGTTGAACATAATGGAGTCGTTAGAAATGGAGGAAACAGTATGAAGTTTGTAATGTCCGCTAGTAGATTGATGAAGGCAGGGGAAGTAGTAGCAGTATGTAAAGAAATTAAAAAAGACCCAACTATTGTGTTAAAGACTGAGAATGTAGCAAAGAAAAAATATTTTCTAGAAAAACAAAAAGCAGCAAGTGATGGAACACTCACTGCATGAGAATTTTATTGGCAACTATATTGTAACAGATAACTACTTTTAACCGCAAGTCCAATTGGGCTTGCCGTACTGGCTAGGATGAACTTAACATCCCCATCCCCTAAATTATTGTCATCCTCATATCCTAGCCAGTACGGTACGCACCGGTAAAAAAGGAGGTTGAAATATGCTATTCAAAATTGACTTTTACGAATACAAAAACGGAAAATATCCAACTTTGGAGACAGTGCTAATTTTCGCCGATTCTGTTTCTGAATGTAAAAAAGTGGCGCAAGAAATGTTGTTATCATTCAAACAAAAAAATGTCGCTTATGCAATTGAGGAAGCGCTATGATCCAGTTCAGTGATTTGTCAAAAGTGATGTTGCCGGAAAGTATTTTAAAAAAACAAATGGATAAGGATTTTGTCGGTGCAATTAAAAAATATTTAGAAGTCGGTTATCCAAATTATGAGTTTTTATATGTTCAAGGTCCTTTTGCTGTTTGTTTAATGCGTAAAGATTGGGGTGGAGACGGTGGCAAAGTTTAGAATGGTTCATACGGATTTTTGGAATGATGGGAAGGTAATTGAAGATATGACGCCGGAAGATAAATTTTTCTTTCTGTATCTTTTAACCAATCCAAATACTACTCAAATAGGTATTTACCAAATAACCAAAAAACAAATTGCCTTTGATATGGGTTATTCAATAGAAAGTGTAAATTCCTTAATGAATAGATTTATAGAGCACCATAGATTAATCCAATATAACCCGGATACTCGAGAGCTAGCAATCAAAAACTGGGGAAAATATAACCTTGTAAGAGGTGGTAAACCAATACTTGACTGTATAAAAGCTGAATTAAAGGAAGTTAAGGATATAACGCTCATTAAGTACGTTGGTGTTAATGTTCCAAATGACTCTATTCGGTCTATTTACGAATCGTACTACGTAACGTATGACGATACGTCTACGTTAAGGGGGGAAAAAGAAGAAAAAGAAAAAGAAGAAGAAAAAGAACAACAACAAGAAAAAGAACAACAACAAGAAAAAGAAAAGGATGACGTCCGAGAAATTATTAACTTTTGGGACAACAATGGTTTTGGTCTAAATAACATGAGCGGGAAAGAACAGTTGTTGTCGTGGTTGGATGATTCTAAATTTAAAAATCCAAAAGAAATGATTTTAAAAGCCTTAGAAATTGCTTGTTCAAACAATAAGCGTTATTTGAAGTACGTTGAAGGAATACTACGAAACTGGGAAAACGAGTCCTTGTTAACCCTTGCAGAAATTGAGCCGAGTAGGAGCAATAGCAATCCCGGGAATAAAAAACCTAGATATGATCCAAAGAAAGATAGATTTTGAGAAAGGGATGGTGGTCATTGAAATCGATTAGGAACTTTACTTTGTTGAAAGCAGTTGGTGAAGAGACTTGTGCAACTTGTGGTATGGTTTACAAGCTGTATGAGACGCCTAGGGGAATCATGGGTGCATGTAAAACATGTGTTGATAATGAGTTTATAAAGTCTCTTAAATTGCCAAGCATTGAGGATTTAAAACAAAAAAGACTGGAAATTTTTGTCACTGATTTTGAAAAAGTAACTAGTGATATCGAAAGAGCCTCTGTTAGTAGTTATAAACCACGGCATGAAACACAACTAAAAGCAAAACAAATAGCGGTTAAATACGTGAAAGATTTCGATGGGAAAAAGTCTCTTGTAATTAGCGGGGATCCGGGACTGGGAAAAAGTCATTTAGCTTATGCAATCGTGAAAGCAATCCGTCAAAAGGGATACACGGCTTTGTATATTAAGTCTACTCATTTATTGGACAAGCTAAAAAAATCATACAGTGGCGATAAGTATTCTGAAGAACAAATTTTTGACATGATTGAGCGATTAGACTTATTGGTGATTGATGATATTGGTGCAGAATATGTCAAGAGCAATGATGATGGGCATGAATCCTGGGCATCGGATGTATTATATAAGATTTTTGATATGCGTATCGAAAAAGCGAACATCTGCACAACGAATTATACAGAAAGTGAGTTAGAACGGAAGTACGGGAATAATGGTCCTCGAATTATTTCAAGGATGACTGCTAATGCCCACGCAATTAGGCTAGAAGGTCAAGATTACCGCAGGAAGGAGGCCTTTTAGATGATTCAACTTTTTGGGTTTAGTTGCCAACCCTATTCGATAATTATTTGGCAAAGTGATGAAGTTAAGTCTAAAACAGTCTGTTTATCTCCAGAAGATGAACATATGGCATTAAATCGCTTTTACACAACAGGTGATTTTTACAATTCATACAATAAAGCGATTGTGATTCGACAAAATGAAACTATCCAAATTGAAAAAGGAGTGAAAACGAATGTTGCTATCTAAAGCAGCTCTTCTGTCAAAAAACGGAATAAAAAGAGAAGTAATCATCAAAGAACTGCAGATGTTAGGTATCACTAATCATAATGGCAGAGACGTTCAAAGTCTTGATTATTACGAAGCCAAAAACGCTTTAACCATTGAACTGATTAAAAGGGGTTAGTCATATGCCAACATTGGCAGAAGGATGGATTGAAAAAAATCTGTTAACCAATAGTCGTAGAAATATTGTTGTTTTATTTGAAGACAGTGACCTTATTTGGGACGAAAAAGAACTTATTTGCTTGGCTAATATGAATCGGGACGGGTGTAGCGTAACTGAAATGATGAACGTTTTTGGACGTAAGGATCCAGATGAGATTTTCTTAGCTTTATTTTATCTTGCTAAAGTCGGTAAAGTAAAAAAAATCAATTTAAGGAGGTTAATCACTTGAATGAGGGGAAAATCAAAGTGTCTAAGAAAAATTGTCTACGGTTTAACAGAAGACAAGATTAAAAAAGTAATAGAAATGCATGAAAGGCGAGGTTGGAAAAAAGAAAGTGAAATAAAAGAATATGGTTATGGGTTTGGTTGTCTAATGACTTTTGAAGTAATTAACCATAAAAATTAAACTCCGGCCATGTGCAAGATGACCGGATAATATAAAGAGCCGAATACCTTTATTATACCATGGAGGTGTTCGTGTGAAAATTGAACGTGTTGAATTGAATGATAATTTATCCGTTACTGAATCAGTAGAACCAGGAAAGATAAAGATTATTATACTTGATGGCAACCAAGGAAAGGTGAGTAAATGTAATGCTGTAAATCATGGCTATACGATCATCGAAACTGTAAATGGTAAAGCAAAGCGAATAAAGTTTGAAGAATACGAGTTACTATAATTATTCCACCAAACTTGGGAACAAACCTATCCCAAGCTTGGTACAACCTATAGCAAGATGTTAATTGAAGCCGGGGAAAACGTTATCATTAGGATGAACGGTTGGCGAAAGCAGAATAATCCAAACCGTAGTAAGGAGTGATAAAAATGAGATATTGAACTATCAGAGTGATATAAGGAGGATTTTAAAAATGAATACTTATAATGCGAGAGCAATTACAGACAGGGTGAATTATGCTTTAGGTTTAAAACTGGATAAACAGGTACGAGATATATTTGAGGATATTCTTATTCAGGTGGATTGGTTACTTGAAAAAGAAAATGAAGGTTGGGTTCCTGTATCTGAAAGACTTCCAGAAAAAAAAGGTCATTACTTAGTTACATCTGAATTGAATTATTATCATGGCGGATGTTGGGATGAAACTAAAACAGGCACTTCGAGAAGTTTAGCAATCGCTTTTTATGACGGTACAGATAAAATAGGCCCCAAAAATTATTGGAATCACACTCATGTTATAGCATGGCGAGAACTTCCTGATTTTTATAGAGGTGGTAAACAAAAATGAAATTAAAAGAACTGCTTGAAAAATTATCTCCTGAAACGGAAATTGTTGTAAAACTAACAAATGTAAATTCTGGTGAAGCGAATGCTGTCTATGAAGGTAGTGTTGAAAATGTTCCGTACACGTTGGTAGATGAGCCGATAGATTATGCAGAATGTATCGAAATCGAAAACAACACATTAATCATTACAACAGGCAGTCCTGCCAGAAAGAAAACAATCAAAAACAATCAAGAGTGGTTAGACTCATTGAACGAGGAAGATACTCTACTGCTCTTGATGGCTGTTATTTATAACTATGATGTAGGCACGATAAGAGAAGAAGAAGAGAATTTCGATGAAACGTATTGGGGCAAACAAAGAGATGATATGCTGACATTTTGCGAAGAACGTCTTGGAAATCTATTAAGAGGGAAAAGGCTAAAAGAATGGTACGGAAGAAGTAAAACATCATAAATCACACTAATTAAGATTATGGAAGAGGTTGATTTTTGATGGTTAATCTATCAATTTTCACTCTGAAAGTTAAATACCCTAAAAATGTCAAATATCATCAAAAATGGCTTATACGACGATTTAAAAGTTTCCAAGATAAATAGTACAAAAACAAGCCTAATCGGTCAAAATGAGTCAATTACTAAGCGATACGAGGCATTGAAAGAGCAACTTGATCATGCTTTAGCTGCAAAAGACCAAGCAATCAGAATTAACGCATTTTTAGAAAATCAGCTGCACAAGGCAAAACAAGAAATTATCCGGCTTAACGAAGAAATCAACAATCTAACTCGAAAGTAGGGCAATTACTTTTTGCGAGACGGTTTGTTAAGGAGTGATAAGTTATGACTAAGAATCCAGCCTTGCAACAGAAATATGAAAAAGGTAAAAGTGCCAGCTTTAAAGCTGGTTTTGAATAAAAAATGTACAGAGCAATTGAAAGAAATTGCGAAGGAGTGTAGGTTATGAAAATAAAATACTTTGATTTACTTATCATTATTTCCTCTATAGTAGAGGATAACGCATTGTACACTATTGATGATTTATATGACTATTTGGAAGAACACCCTGAGATGGAAATTAGACTTATCGATTAACTTGTATCTTTTAACGTACAATTCGATGAAACTGTGTAATGGATAATTGAAAGAAATTATGTTGTAAAAAAGGATGATAAACAATGATAAATAAAACACAGGAATTAATTGATATTTTAATATCTAACCCTGATAGAAAATTAATTTTTTTGTACCCAGATGAAGGAAGCGAATATCCTTATACTCTTGGTTACCCAACGAGAATTTTAATTGATGAATACACGACAATCGATGAAAAAGTGTGGTTACGTTTTGAAAATGAAGATGAGTTATTTGATGAAATAGCAGATGAAGTCTTTGAAGAGCTATATCCTGATGTGCAATGTGCGGATGACAAACAAGCAGCAAATATAAATGCAATTACGATAAGCAGAATTGACCAATTAAATTGGATTAAAGCAATTGTTGTTTATATCGGTTATTAATTATTCGTATTTCAAAAATTAATGAGGTGAAAAAGAATGGAACTTAAAATCAAGAATTTTAGAGGCAGTTGGGCAGCTTCTAATGTAGAACCTAGCGAGGTAGAATTGTTTTGGTTATTCCAGAATCTAAAACAAGTCAACAAAAATTTGGATAGTTATTTTTCGTCTACATTTAAGGAACACTGTGGATATTGTTATGAAACAAATGGAAATTATAATAATGTTTCCAAATCAACAATTTGTAGTTATCGGATAAGTACAGCATTAGTTACAGATATTCCAGAGGATGATTGGGATAGTGATGACAGAGGATTACAAATTAATATTTGCTTAAAATGCCATTGCTGGGATGTTGTAGATTATTAGATTATTACAAAAGAATATAGTCCAAGATTGGAAAGCCTGAGGACACTGATTACGGCAAAATTTGCTGATAATTGGTGTCTTTTTTATTTAAAGGGGGGAATAATGAATGGATCTATTAGTACAAGGAATAGATGAAAGAAAGGTAAGAAACATTGTTATCAAGGAATTAAAGGAATTTAAAGCATTGCGAATTGCTATGGAAAATAAAAAGGAAATTGAAGATGAAGGATTAGAAATTTTATTTCCAATGCTTAACAACAATGAAAAAGAAAAAATTATAAAGTTTAAGCAAATTAACCGGGCAATCAATGAGGCACTTGATGAAATTGAGCGAGAAATTATTGAAAAAAAGTATCTTAGTGCAACAAGAATTAAAGACATTGAACTGTACTTAGATATGGGAATTACAAAGGACCAATATTACATGTATAAAAAGCAAGCTATATTTCAAATCGCCACAGCACTTAGAATCATTTAGTGCTGTTTTTCATTTCTACGACAAAAACCAGAGAAAAATAGGGACAAAATTATGGATAAAACAAGGGAATATTTATTTTTAAATAAAGTTTACGATTTTAACAGAAACAAAAAAAGGAGAAGCATCTTTCCTTTATCAAGATGTACTCGGGTGTATCGAGTGACTATGAAGGTTGTCGGCTGAATTTACGGGGGAGCAACTGGAGTCTAGGCAGTATTGCGCACGATAGCCACGGGAATGCAAAGTGTGAAATTCCTTTGCAAAGAGTCTGAATTAGTTCAGCGACCGTTGATACAATCCTTAGCCAATCTCCCGGGGAATTGTTACTTAACGGGATAATTTATATAAGCAGTTAGCACAAGGTGGTGTTATAAAACAGGGGGAATATTGATGAAGATGATTGATTTTTTATCAGAATCACAACAAAAGAAATTTAAGCAACTAATGAAAGATAATATGATACAATCTGATGATAGTAAAACGAAAAAATTTACAGAAAAAATTAGCCGTCGGGATTTAGAGGACCTGATGGGAGTGAGAATGGATATTTATAAACGAGTAAGAGGCGCTATGAGGAGAAGGTGAAAACCTGTGAATTTTGTACAACCGATTCGAGATCCAAAAGTTATTAAAGGAATCAAAGAATACTTGAAAGCAAGGAGTTTACGTAACTACTTGTTTTTTTGTATGGGGATTTATAGTGGCCTTCGAGTAAGTGATTTACTTAGTTTACGTGTTGGTATGGTCAAGGGTACACATGTAAACATTATTGAGAGTAAGACGAGAAAAGCTAAAAAGTTCCTCATACATCCATCAATAAGAGAGGATTTAAATACCTTTATTGCTGGAAAAGATGATAATGAGTACTTATTTCAGAGTAGACAGAAAAAAACTAAGAGCAAAATAAAAGGTCAACCAATAGATAGAAGTACAGCCTATCGCATGTTAAAAGAAGCAGGAGAACATTTTGGTCTTACAGAAATTGGTACTCATACGATGAGAAAAACATATGGATATCATCTTTACATGCAGAATCCTTCTAACTTAGCGTTACTAATGAAAATGTTCAATCACTCCAATGAAACCATCACTTTAATGTACATCGGAGTCACGCAAGAGATGATGGACGAACAGACAAAACGACTTTCTTTTTAGATTTAGTGCAACACAAAATATATATGATTTGCAGTCAATTAGTAAAACATGAAAGGATATTGAAATATCAAGATTTTAATTTATTTTAACAGTGCAACAGAATATATATTATGATTCACTCAAACACCATTTTTCAGGTGTTTTTTTCATTTTTTTGAGTAGTTTTTTTAGGTGATTTTTTTCTATTTCCCAAACATTTTTCATTTGAAATCTTATCGCTCCAAATTAAGAAAAAAACAAAACGTGAAAACAACTCAATTCGCCCGGAGGTGAGGTTTTTGATGTGTCTAGACAAATAAGTCCAAAACGATTAAAAGCCCTTAAATTATGGCTCCAGAGTGGGCGACAGAAGAAACCTAAAGAGATTGCAGAAGAACTAGGCATTAGTGCTAGTCAAGTTAGAAAATGGAAATGTGTAGACAAATGGGAAGAAATACCAGATTCATATCCGAAAAGAGGGGCTCCATATCGTAACAAAAATGCAGTAGGTAATAAAGGTGGTGCTCCTTTGGGAAATCAAAATGCTGTTAAACATGGGTATTTTAAAAAGTGGTTACCGAATGATGAAGAATTACAAGAAATATACGAAGCAGTTCGAGAGGGTATGAGTACATTAGATATCGTTTATGAAGAAATTCTTGTCATGTTTACCAATTTTATTCGTGCTCAAAAGATTATGTATGTTAAAGACAAAGAAGACATGACACAAGTAATAAAGAAACAAAAGAGTTATTCGGACGATAAAAGTTCATCAGAGGAAATCGAATATGAAATTCAACATGCTTGGGATAAACAAGCAAAGGCCTTAACCTCACAAGCTGCAGCTATGGCAGCAATATCACGAAAGATAAAACAATATGAAGAACTATTAAGAACTTTACCACCTGAAGAAGTGAAAGAGGAACATCGGTTGAGAATCAATAAAATTAAAGCGGATATCGATACAGCAAAACAAAAGGCGTGGTGATTAGATATGGCTAAATATTCCATACTAAAATCTTTTTACGCTTCTGATGAGTGGATAACATTGCGGTTAAACTTGATTAATGAACGCGGAAATAAGTGTGAACATTGTGGTAAGGTTATAGCAAAATCAAAAGATATTATTGGCCACCATAAAATAGAGCTTACTCCCGAAAACGTCCATGATCATACTATTAGTTTGAACCCATCTAACATTGAATTAGTTTGCTTTGATTGTCATAACAGAACCCATAAACGTTTTGGCTATAAGGGCTCTAAAGAAGTTTATTTAGTATATGGACCACCAATGAGTGGTAAAACAACATTTGTCCGTCAAAACATGGAACGTGGTGATCTAGTCGTCAATATGGACCAATTATATTCTGCTGTGTCAATGCTACCTTACTATGATAAACCAGATAACTTATTCTCTAATGTAATTGGTATTCATAATCATTTAATAGATAATATCAAGACGAGGTTTGGAAAGTGGCATAATGCTTGGGTAATTGGTGGATATGCAGATAAATATAAACGTGAACGATTAGCCAATGATCTAGGAGCAGAACTAATCTTTATGGATGTAAGCAAGGAAGACTGTTTAAGTAGATTAGAAGTAGATGAGGAAAGAAAGTACAGGAAAGATGAGTGGACAAAGTATATTGAGAAGTGGTTTGAGACTTTTACAAAATGAGGTGAAATGATGAAAGACAAACCTATGTTTCAATTAGTATTAGATGATATTAATAGTACACCGAAAGTTATGTATAAAGGTCAAGAAGTTACTGGTATGATTAGAGTTTCTTTTGACTGGATTACTAATGGTGATAAGATTCATCCTACGTTTATACATGTTGAACATCATGATACGACTAGTGGCGGATTAAATACTAAAACTATAGAACATAATAAATTTTTCCATGAATCTATTCAGCAATTATATCCCCCCGGTCATCAATTTTCCTAGTGCCTGAGGGGACCGAGGGGGGGACCTTTCTTACACACACGCCGAAAATTTTGAAATTCGTTGGAGGTTGAAAAAACTATGTCTAAAAAGGCCGTGTATCAACAAGAGTTGCAGAAATTGACAGAGATTTTCACCTCTGTTGATGAATCTAAACGCAAGTTAGTTGAAGGATTAATTGAGGATGCAGCTTTTCTTAAATCGGAAAATTTTTTCCTAAGAAAAACATTGGCTGAAATTGGGATGGTTAAGATTCATCCTAGCAATCCAGCTATGCAGAAACCGGTTGAAGCAGCTAAACAATATTTAAAAAACGTCAATAGTTATTCGGTTATTATTAAAACATTAAACGGTATCTTAAATAAAAATATGTTAGATGATGACGAGGATTTGAGTGATTATGAATGAGTTCAAATTTATATCCATATCTTAATCACTCATATCTTTTGCAGTATATAAGCAAATGTAAATCAGGAGAGATTCTTGTAGGCAAGGAATTAATGCAAGAGTTTGATAGAATTCTTCCCCTGTTTAATAATCCGGATGTAAAAATAGATTTTGAAGATGCTCATAAAAGAATCAAATTCATTGAAAGAGAGTGTAGACATTTTGAAGCGCCGTTTGCAGGGAAACCATTTATTTTAATGCTTTTTCAAAAGGCATTTATAGAATCAATATATATATTTAAAGTTTGGGACGAAGAAGTTAATCGATGGGTTAGATTAATTCAAGACGTCCTTTTTTTAGTTGCCAGGAAAAATGGAAAGACCCCTCTTATTTCTGCAATTAATTTAGCGGAGTTTTTTTGTGGAGAAATGGGTACAAAAATACTTTGTGCTTCCAATGATTATGAGCAAGCTGATTTAATGTTTCAGGCAATTGACGCAATGAGAGAAGAAAGTAAAACCCTTGCTAAGGTTACCAGGAAAAACATTAAAGGTATTTTCTTTGGTAACCCCAAGCGTCCTAAAAAGAGGGGGAAATTTAGTTACCAAAATAAAGGATCTATCCGAAAAATATCTGCAAAAACCGGAGCAAAAGAAGGCCGAAACATAAAAGTTGGTGCTGTGGATGAGGTGCATGAGTTAAAAGATAATTCATCAATCATGCCGATAAGACAAGCTTTATCTACTCAAGATGATCCTCTATATATCGAATTAACAACAGAAGGAGTCGTTAATGATGGTTATCTTGACGGAAGATTGAAGGAAGCTAGGCAAGTGCTAAATGGGGAACTTGAGCGACCAAGATGGAGAATTTGGTTATATACACAGGACAGTGAAAAAGAAGTTTGGCAAGATGAAAAGACTTGGGTGAAATCGAATCCGGGTGTAGGTGTTATAAAAAAATGGAGTTTTTTGCGGAAAATGATTGAAGAAGCAAGAACCGACAAGGCCATGCGTGTTTTTGTTTTATCTAAAGACTTTAATATTAAGCAAAATAACGCACAGGCTTGGCTTAACCATGAAGATATCATCAATGAAGAAGTGTTTGACCTTGAAGAATTTAGAGGCTGTTTTGCTATTGGTGGAGTTGATTTATCAAAAACAGGTGATCTTGCCAGCGCAAGAGTTCTTTTGATGAGAAAAGGAGACAAGAAAAAATACACCTATCAAAAATATTTTATACCAGAATCAAAAATTGAAAACATGTCAACAGAAGAGAAAAGAAGGTTTGAGGATTGGATTAGAAATGATTTAGTTGTGGTGTCACCAGGTAATGAAAATGATTTTAGCCTTGTAACAAAATTTTTCGTTAGTCTTTATAGAGATTATGGAATCAGAGTTTATAAGACAGGGTATGATAAATGGTCAGCGGTCTATTGGTCAAAAGAAATGGAGGACTTCGGATTTGATACTGTTAAAGTAAGTCAGGAATTTTCTAGTATGTCTGACCCAATGAAACTTGTAGAAGCTGATTTGAGGAGCAAACTAATTAATTATAATAACAATCCAATCGATAAGTATTGCTTAGAAAATACAGCATTAGAACTTAATAGCAGAATGGAAATTCGACCTGTAAAAGTACAAGACCAGGATGACAAAAAAATTGATGGAGCCGTAACTCTTATAATCTGTTATAGAGTTTACATTGACAATCGTTCAGAATTTATGCAACTAGTGGGGAGGTGATTAATTGGCTTTCAAAGATTTTTTCAAGGGCTTATTTTCATCATCAAATACACAATATTATGAGCAAGCAAAAATGTTAGATGGATACAGCCCAATTTTTACACAATTTGGGCAAAATATATACGCCTCCGATGTGGTTCAGATGTGTGTTGATGTTATAGCTTCTGAGATTAGTAAGCTTAGACCGAAACATATAAGGACCGATAACAACGGAATGCAATCAGTGGTTAAGGGTAGTATTAATAGATTGTTTAAATTTGCTCCGAATGAACTCATGACAACAAGTGAATTTTTATATAAAGTAACCTGGCTTTTATATACAAATCTAAATGTATTCATCTATCCAATGTATGAAATAAAAACAGATACGAGTGGAAATCAATACAAGGAATATACTGGATTTTATCCACTAAACCCTACCATCGTCACTTTTTTACAAGATTCAACGAATGAGTTATTTATAGAAATGCGGTTTGCTAGTGGTGAAAAATTTACTCTACGCTATTCAGATGTAATTCATTTGCGAAAACGATTTGGGGCAAATGACATCATGGGTGGTGGAGTTAACGGTCAGCCCGACAACACAGCCTTACTTAAGGTTCTACATATCAATGACACTTTGTTACAAGGTTTAGAAAAGGCTGTGAAATCCAGTCTTTCCATTAGAGGAATTATAAAAGTAAATACCATGCTTGAGGATCCTAAAATGCAAGCTGAAAGAGAGAAGTTTGAAAAGGCAATTGCCAGTGGAAAATCTGGCATTATACCAATGGATTTAAAAAGCGATTATATTGACTTAAAACCAGATCCTAAATTGGTAGATAAAGATACATTGGAGTTTCTTGATAATAAAATCCTTCGATATTACGGAGTTTCCTTACCCATTTTATCAGGCGATTTTAATGATGATCAATACCAGGCGTTTTATGAAAAAACATTGGAATCAGTTGTGATCAACTTAGGACAAGCTTTTTCAAAAACATTATTCACACCTAGAGAGCTTGATGTTGGCAATGAAATAATTTTTTATCAACGCGACATGATGTACTTAAGTACAAACGCAAAATTGAACTTGATAAAAACAGCCGGTGAACAGGGTTTATTAACTGATAATCAAAAATTAGCATTACTTGGTTACCCTCCTATTGAGGGTGGAGATAGAAGGACAATGTCCCTAAACTATATTGATGTAAGTTTGGCAAATGCATATCAAATGAAGAGAATAAATACTACAACTCAGGGAGGGAAAAACAATAGTGAATAATCGGAATAAGTTACCCAAAAAAGAGCTGCCTGTTGTAAGAAATTTTGGATTGATGGATCTACGGGCAGTTGATGAGGGAAATTATATTGAAGGTCATCCGGCAATCTATGATCAGATAACAAATATTGGCGGATGGTTTAACGAAATCATTGAACGGGGTGCCTTTGATGGGTGTGATTTTACTGATGTGCTATTTAGTGTGAATCATGATTTAAAAAAAATTCCGCTGGCAAGGAGTCGGAGGAATAACGGTAATTCTACAATGCAGTTAGTCTTGGACGATAAAGGACTCTATATCAAGGCAAATCTTGATGTGGAAAATAACAATGAAGCTAGGTCTTTATATAGTGCTATAAAAAGAGGGGACATCGACGGGATGTCTTTTATTTTTTATGTTGATGAAGAAAAATGGGAAGACCTTGAAAGTGAAATGCCCACCAGGCGAATTCAAAAAATCAAAAAAGTTATTGAAGTAAGTGCGGTCAATTTTCCGGCATATACCGGAACTGACATAAATGCTCGTGACCAAGCTGTATTGGATAATGCGGCAAAGGCATTGGAGAATGCCCGGTCTCAGTTGGATAACTCGAAAAACGAGCTTGAACTATTAAAAATTAGATCTCAAATTTTACTTAAAATGGAGGAATAAATACATGAAGAAAAAATTACAAGCATTATTACAAAAGAAAGAAGAAAGAAAACAAGCACTTGGTACTCAAGCACAGACAACTGATTCAGTTGCCGAACTACGTAGTATTAATGCAGAATTGGAAACATTGAATGCTGAAATCGCTGAATTACGAAGTATGATTGATGAGATTCCAGATGAAGTTAACGATAATCAATCTGGAGGTGCAGGAGATCCACAACAACGAAACCAACCTCAAGGTCCAGTAAATATTTTGGGAGCATATGGACTGAATGGTCAAAAACAAAATCAAAATGAACAACGTGCTACAGATCGATTTGATACACTTGAATATCGTTCTGCATTTATGGATTATGTGACTCGTGGTGTTCGTTCCCAAAATCTTGAATTTCGAGCCGATGCGACAACTGGAACAGGAGATATTGGGGCAGTCATCCCAACTACGATTTTGAATAGAATCGTAGAGAAATTAAAAGATTATGGTCGAATTTGGTCGCGTGTTACTAAAACAAGTCTTCAAGGTGGCTTACAAATTCCACTTTCAAATGCAAAACCTAAAGCAACTTGGGTTGCCGCAGGAAGTGTTGCAGAAAAACAAAAGAAAGCAACATCAGGAACAATTTCCTTTTCTTATCACAAATTGCAAGTACGTGTAGCTGTAGAATTAGTTGCTGAAACAGTATCTTTACCTGTTTTCGAACAAACTGTATCAGACAATATCTATGAAGCTATGATTGTTGCGTTAGAAGAGGCTATTATTAATGGTACTGGAGAAGGGCAGCCGTTGGGTATTGTAAATGATACTATTCCAGTAAAACAAATTGTTGAACTAGATCCTGCTGATTTTGGAAATTACGAAACTTGGACAACTGTATTTGGTAAGTTGCCTCGTAGTTATCGGAGCGGCGCAGTCTTAATTATGGCTGATGCAGACTGGACAAAGTATATTGAAGGTATGACTGATGCAAATGGTCAACCAATTGCACGTGTAACATATGGTTTAGATGGAACTATCCAAGAAAAATTGTTAGGTAAAGACGTAATTCCGGTTGAAGAATTGTTGCCATCCATTGATGATGCTGCAGATGGTGAAGTAGTTGGTATCTTAGTGAAACTATCGGATTACATGGTGAATAGTAATATGCAGATGACATTCAAACGTTACTTTAACGAGGATACTGATGAATGGATTAGCAAATCAACATTAATTGCCGATGGTAAACTTGCAGATAAAAACGGAGTGGTCTTAATTAAGAAAAAAGCTACCGAATAAGGTGGTGGGTAGATGACAACGGATGAGCTTGTTATTGAGGTGAAAAAAGGATTAGGTATTTCAACTGATCCAAATGAAAAAATAGATCCAGTGATAAAGCAAAAGGTTTTATCTGTAAAAGCATTTTTGAAAAATGCAGGTGTAACCGATGAAAACATGAATGGTGAATTGGCCATTGGTGTTATTGTCATGGGAGTAAATGACTTGTGGGATTCTGAAGCAGGGGAAATCAAATTCTCTCCTGCTTTTTTTACATTAGTTACGCAATTAGCGTCAGGGTGATGTCCGTGAGATTTGATCATGAGTTGGATTTGGTATCAGAAACTGTTGTTAGCGATAGTTTAAAAAGTCAGCGAACAGTAGAGTCGAGGAAAACTGTTTTATGTAGTGTAAAATCAATAGGTCGTAATGAATTTTATGGTGCTTATGCTACAGGTTTAAAGCCTGAAATTATTTTTGTCCTCCACTACTTTGAATATAACGGTGAGAGAAAAGTTGTGTTTACAGGAACAAAATATAGAGTTATTAGAACATTTACAAGTGACTTTAAACTAGTAGAACTTACATGTGAGCGTGATGTCCATGGTTAAAATTAAGGATTTAACAAAAGAAATTGTATCTGCCTTAGAGGTTTATACTACGGCAGTTTCAGAACAAATAGAGAAAGAAAAGATTGAAGTAGCGAAAGAAGCAGTAAAAGAACTTAAGCAAAAGAGTCCAAAAGATACCGGTGAATACGCAAAAGGCTGGAAAAGGTCTAAGGTGGGTACAGCACAAGTCATCCATAATGCTACTGGATATTCGTTGACACACTTGCTTGAACGTGGTCACGCAAAACGCGGTGGCGGACGTGTGCCGGGAAAACCGCATATTGCGCCTGTCGAACAAAAAGCTATAGAAGAGTTTGAGAGTCGTATCGAGAAGGTGATTAGAGGATGACGGTACTTGAATTAGTCAATATTTTGAAGGCTACCGGTTATCCCGTAACCTATTCACATTTTGAATCAACTGAAACGAATCCGGCACCTGACCCGCCATTTATTTGTTATGTGCTCCCGCAAACAGACAACTTCATGGCGGACAATAAAACGTATCACAAAATTAGCAGTGTTGACATTGAGCTTTACACTGATTTCAAAGATTTCGAAGCTGAACAAAAATTGGAGAATTTACTAGACTTATATGAAATTCCGTGGAATTCGTATGAAGCGTATATCGAATCTGAAAAGATGTATCAAAAACTATACGAAGTGAGGTTGATATAAATGCCAACAGAAGAAAAAATTGTTTATGGTTTGAGTAACGTTCATTATGCTCCTTATACTATTGAGGGTGGTATTATTACATTCGAAAAACCTATTGCTATTCCAGGTGCAGTGGAAATGACAAATGACCCAGTTGGTGACCCAATCGAATTTTATGCGGATAATATGGTTTATTACTATGCAGACAATAACCAAGGCTATGAGGGGACACTTAGTATTGCTAGGTTACCAGATTCATTCAAACAAGATATTTTAAAAGAAGAACTAGATGATACAGACAAAGTATTGATGGAATATGCGGATGTACAAACAAAACCATTTGCATTACTATTTCAATTTGAAAACGACGTTAAAGCACGCCGTCATGTAATGTTTAATTGTAATGCAAGACGTCCGAGTCTTTCTTCAACCACTAAAACAGATTCGACAGAACCAAATCCGACAGAATTAACATATAAAGCAACACCAATTGTGATTAATCAACGTCCTATTGTTAAGGTAAGTACCACTTTTGCGACTCCTGATGCCATTTATAATGGTTGGTTCCAAAGTGTATGGACACCTGGGTCTACTGATGGAGGCAATGCAGGAGGGGAAGAATAATGGAGAAAACAATAGAAATAGATGGAAAACAAGTGAGGTTACGGTCTAATGCCGCAACCCCTATTCGTTATAAAACGCAGTTCGGACGCGATTTTTTTAGTGACATTTTAAAAATGCACACTTTAACTAAGTTTGACCCAAAAAAGGAAAATTATGAAGTACTAGAAAAACTTGATATGACAGTTTTTTATAACCTGATTTGGGTGTATGCAAAGACGGCAGATCCAAGTATCCCTGAACCAATACAATGGTTAGATGGGTTTGATAAATTTCCTCTTGAGGAAGTTATGGAAACTGTACAGGAATTGCTAGTACATCAATTTAAAACTAAAAAAAAGTAGGTGAAGAATCGGAAGGTGATTACATCACAACCGATTCTTTTTTATTGTTATGTAAGCTATCTAAACTGACACCTGATGATATGGAAATGATGGACATTGGAGTTTGTCTTGATTATATAGATGAGTTTACAGATTTTATGAAACCAAAAAAGGAAAAGAAAAAGAGAAAAGCAACACAAGCAGATTTTGACCGTTTTTAAAAGCGAGGTGAGACCATGGCAAATAAGCGGATAAAAGGTATTACAATCGAACTTGACGGAGAAACAAAAGGTCTCGATAAGGCGCTACAAGATGTGAATAAACGAAGTCGTGATTTGTCTAGTGAACTTAGAGAAGTTGAGTCTGCTCTAAAATTTAACCCTGGAAACATTGAGTTGTTAGCCCAAAAACAACAAATTCTTACTCAACAAGTTGAAAATACAACAGAAAAGCTCAATACACTAAAAAAAGCGCAAGAACAAGTAGAACAACAATATAAATCTGGCGAAATCGGTGCTGATCAATATCGGGCATTTCAACGAGAAATTATTCAAACAGAAAGCAAATTAGATAGCTTTAAAAAAGAACTATCCACAATTGATGATACAAATGCGCCGCAAAATTTGAAAAAAGATTTCCAACAGGTTTCTAAAGAAGCGGATAATGCTAAAGAGGAAATAAAAAGTGTTGGAACAGAACTAGGAAACATGATTGCCGGTGCTGCTGCAGGTGGAGGAATTGCCGGAGTAATCGAAAAGTCATTCGACGTATCGGAACTAAATACAAAAATTGATATATCCTTTGAAGTTCCAGAGGAATCAAAGAAAGCCATAAAGGAAGCTATTAATACCGTAAGTGCTTATGGTGTAGATGCGGAAGCAGCACTGGAAGGTGTAAGGCGTCAATGGGCATTAAATAAAGATGCAAGCGATGAAGCAAATACAGCTATTATAAAGGGTGCTGGAGCAATTACAGCGGCTTATTCGGGTGTGGATTTTACAGAGTTAATTCAAGAAGTTAATGAAATGTCTAGGGAAATGGGAATTTCTAACGAGGAAGCCCTTGGTTTAACAAACAGGCTTTTAGAAATAGGATTCCCGCCCGAACAAATTGATATAATTTCGGAATATGGAGGCCAATTAAAACGAGCAGGATATAATGCTGAAGAAATTCAGGCAATAATGGCAGCTGGGGTTGATACCGGAACTTGGAACATTGATAACTTACTTGATGGCCTAAAAGAAGGACGTATCCGTTTAGCTGAGTTTGGTGCGGAAGTGCCTAAGGCAACTCAAGACTTATTGGCCAATACTGACATATCCACAAAACAATTACAAGATTGGGGAGCAGCAGTTGCAGAAGGCGGAGATAAAGGAAATAAAGCCATGCAAGAAGTGGCAAAGGCTTTAGTAGGTGTTAAGAATGAAGCGACTCGAAATGCCCTAGGAGTGCAAATATTTGGCACTATGTGGGAAGACCAAGGCGAGAATATAACCGATACCATACTTGGCATGAATGACCATCTCACTACCGCGAAAGAAAATCAAGATCAATTAAATGAGTCTGTAAAAAAGGTAGATTCATCCCCAACCGTTGAGTTTAAAAAAGCATTAAGTGATTTAAAAATAGCTTTAGAACCGGTATTAGTATTTATCGCTGACATAATATCAAAGATCGCTGAATGGGTCCAAAACAATCCAACTCTAGTAGCAACAATCACCGCTATTGTTACTGTACTTGGTATTTTGATGGGAATATTCTTAGCTATCTCGCCAATTATCACCGCACTGTCAATGGCAGCAGGAGCATTAGGGATAAGTATAGGAGCAATTGCAGCACCAGTTTTGATAGCAATTGGTGTCATAGGCGCATTAATCGCAATTGGCGTCGCACTTTGGAAAAACTGGGACACGGTCAAGGCAAAAGCAGTTGAAATTTGGACGGCTGTAAAAGATTGGATTGTACAAACGTGGGAAAATATTAAATCGAAAGCGTCAGAAATTTGGAATGCTATTAAGCAATTTTTCTCTAATACTTGGAACAACATTAAAAATACAGCTTTTACTATATTTAATAATGTTAAAGATTCGATTGTATCTGCGTTTAATAATTTAAAAACATCTGTATCTAACGTTTGGAATGGAATAAAAACATTTTTTGCAAATACCTGGAATAATATTAAAAATACAGCTACGAATATATTTAACAATATCAAAAATGGAATTATTAAGGCTTTTGAAGGTGTGAAAAGCCGAATATCTGGTATTTGGTCTGGTATATGGTCAACTATAAAGGGATTTATCAACCGAATCATTGGAGGAATCAATACCATGATAGGCGGTTTAAATAAACTCAAATTCAGTGCACCTGATTGGGTACCAGTTATTGGTGGTAAGTCATTTGGTATCAATATACCAACTATCCCCAAGCTAGCAAAGGGTGGAGTTGTTTCTAGTCCTACCCTTGCAATGGTAGGTGATGCCGGGATAGGAAACCCTGAAATTGTTGCACCTGAAAAGATGATTAAAAGTATTATGAAAGAAACGTTTCAGGAGTTATTAAATTCTAATATTCAAAAAACAAATGACAATACTTCAAGGCCTATTATACTTCAGGTGGATGGAAAGACTTTTGCAAAGGTTATTGGTAACTACACGGATGATGAAGGTGGAAGTAGAATACGCCGCATTGAAAGAGGGTTAGCATAATGTGGTACGGAATTAATTATCTTGGAAAACATTCTTTTAAAGATATGGGATTTACAATATCAGAAAGAGATATTGGATTTCCAGAAAAAGAAAAAATCAAGATAAAGGTACCTTTTTCCAACGTTGAGTATGATTTTAGCGAAATGTACGGTTCGCAGACATATACGTCACGAAAATTATCTTATACTTTTAATCTTGTGGATCCTAAGGGAAATACCAAACATAAATTAACTATCCTTAAAACCGTTTTAATTAATTGGTTAATGAATAGCCATGGAAAGCAGAAACTTTATGATGACGCAATCCCTGGCTATTATTTTTTAGCAGAAGTCGAGAACGAAGCTTCTTTTCGGGAAAACTGGGATACTGGAGCTCTAACAGTCAACTTTATAGCATATCCGTTTATGATTGCAGAACTTCCAGAGGGGAATGATATCTGGGATAGCTTTAATTTTGAAATAGATGTGGCTCAAACAGTTGGTTTTGAAGTAAATGGAACATTAGAAGTTACACTCATTAATCCGGGAACCCCTGATGTTATACCAGAAATTAATACATCTGCATTAATGACAATAGAAAAAGATGGTGTAAGTTATACAATTGCTCCTGGCAAAACGAGGGACCAAGATTTTATGCTAAAAAGTGGAGAAAATACCTTAAAGATAAATGGTGATGGCACTATCTCCTTTATTTTTTATAAGGAGTTGATTTAGTTTGTACAAAGTCACAATAATTAATGATGGGATAGAAACAGTTATTCATAGTCCATATGTAAATGACTTAAAACTACCAGCTGGTACGATAAAAAAAGAGATTAATAAGATTGATTCATTTAGTTTTTCTTTTTATCTAAACAATCCCGCATATGGAAAGATAAAGCCATTAAAGACCTTGATTAATGTCCTGAATCTGAAAACAAATAAATATGAATTCGAAGGTCGTGTTCTTGGTCCATCTAAAAACATGGATTCAAGCGGTCTTTTTGATGAGTCTTACGAATGTGAGGGAGAACTTGGCTATTTGCACGACAGCATGCAAAAACACCGAGAATTTAGGGGGTCACCTGAAGAATTACTGACTGAATTACTTAGTTATCATAATAGCCAAGTAGAAACGTACAAACAATTCCAAATAGGAAACGTAACGGTAATTGATCCGAACGATTATGTTTATTTATATACTTCAGCAGATAAAAGTACATTTGATACTATCAAAGAAAAATTAATAGACAGGTTGGGTGGCGAACTTCAAATCCGAAAGGAAAACGGTGTTCGTTTTTTAGATTATCTAGTCCGAGTTGGGGAGGATAAGTCAACCGAAATCAAGATTGCTAAAAACCTTGTAAGTATGAGTGTAGATGTGGATCCAACAGAAATTATAACTAGATTGACACCATTAGGAGCAAGAGTAGAAAGCGAAGATGAAACTGCAACAGATGCATCTGAAGCTAGACTGACAATTGAAAGTGTAAACAATGGAGTACCTTATATCGACAATGAAGCATTAAAACAGGAGTTTGGTATACAAGGTGGGGCGGTAACTTGGGATGATGTAACGGATCCAAACAATCTGTTAAGTAAAGGACAAGATTGGTTTGCTAATCAGAAAACATCATTAAATCAATATAAAATAGCAGCACTGGACCTATTTTTAATAGGTTTAGACATTGATTATTTGGATGTTGGTAACTCTCATCCAGTTAAAAATCCAATCATGGGGATAGATGAACGTCTCCGAATTATTGGAAAGTCAATAAACATCAATGAACCACAAAGTAGTGATTTGACTATTGGCGATAAATTTAAAACATTGTCTGAGTACCAAAACGAAGCAAACAAATCAGCTCAAAAGGTCGTCGAGTTAGAAAGTACAGTTAATCAGCAAACGCAGACCATTGCAACTTTAAAAACCGAATTAACCACCGTTGATAACGCAGTGAAAGAAGTCCAACAAACAATAGCTGAAAATGATATACCTGCACTGGAACAAGCGGTATCTGACTTGCAAACAGCAATAGATAATCTGAATACAGCAATAGACGAAATACCTAATTACGGCCCTGTTACTCCTACAACGGATGGTCTAATGATAGCAGCCGACAAAATAAAATTAAACAAAATTACAGTCGTAAATGAGGTTGATTTAGATGATTTAGTTGCTAGAGTAGTAGCATTAGAAGGTGTGAACAATGGCTAAAATAAGCGATTTAGCACAGAAAATCAAAGAGTTAAGCGAGCAACTTTTGAAGGAGGTCATAAAAAATGGCAATACCAACGAAAATAAAACAATTAGCTGATGACATCCGCACAAAAATATACGGACGAGAAGTCCGGGAATCATTGGCTTCTGGAATTGAAGAAGCTGGAAATATAGCTGATGAAGCAAACTCTAGGAGTCAATCAACTGAAACAAAACAAGCAAGCCTAGCGAAAAAATACGATGAGCAGATTGCGAATATGTCACTCGAAAATCCGAGTGCTGCCGAAGTTGTTGACGCAAGAGTGTCCGGATACGACGGACAATCATATACAACAATCGGAAAACGAATGGATAAAGTTGATGCGCAGTTGGAAAAAACTATCATTTTTAGTGGCAGTCCACATGATCTATGGAAAGCACCTACCCAGCCATCGGCAGGTGAAATTGCTCCTGGTGGTGGCGGAGCAACTACTAGTGCCTATTATGCAAAATATGACGCTCTAATGAATGATTATCCTGAGTACATTACAAAGACATTTTTAAGTAAAGATGCCTCAGGTCAATTTGATATTTATAAATATGTTTTTGAACCTGAAAAATACGAAAAAACGATCATTTTGAGCAGTTTAATACATGGGTCAGAACTACTAGGATTTAGAGGACTTTTGCGAGTGATGCATCACATCTGCTATGACTACGACAAATACCCACAAATGGCATACATGCGTAATAACGTAAGAATCGTGGTAGTTCCAATTATAAACCCGTGGGCATTGAATAATCATGATAGATATAACTCAAACGGTGTAGATATTAACCGAAACTTTGATTACAATTGGACAGGTAATGAGCATGGTGGTCCAGCACCTTTCTCTGAACCGGAAACAATTGCGTTGAAAACAGTTTTTGAAAGTTATCCTGATGCTCATTTGTACATGGATTTTCACAATACAGACACCAAACAAGATTCGCATCAAATGTATACAGCAATACCTATACACAATAATTCGATGGGGAATCTTTATGCTCAAATAATGCATGCTTTAGCACCAGTAAAACCCGATACTATGATAGACGTTATACCCGAAGCAACTGATTTTAACTATGCAGCCGAAAATTTTGGAATGATCACTGCTTCGACCGAATGGGTAAGAGGTGCGTTTGATCCTGTTGAATCTATACCTGATATTACAAGAATGGTAGAATTTTTTGGGAATATGATTGTACAAGCTACATTATGCAATAATATTAAATACGAAAAAGTAAGCGAACCAAAAGTAATATTAATGACAGGTAAATTAACAGGCGGAGTCCATCCTCCAAAGTCCACTACGTCAACATCTTGGGAAGAAATAAGTGAATACACGTATACTTTTTATCCTGCTGTACATGGCTTAATAGAAATTCATGCAATATTTAATCACATTAATGAAGATCCTAATTCGATTAATTATTTTTCTTGTTCAATCGAACAAAATCGTAATGAACGTTATAGTACTAGTGGTGGAACAGGTGGTGCGAATCATCTTGACTTGCCAACCCAACAATACAACACTGAAGTAATGGTTGACGGCGGTAGAAGAACCGAAGCAAATTTGATGTATGCAGGTAAGGTAATTGTTCCTACTAATCAGTTTGCGAATCCTGTAAAAATTAAATTTTATTGGAAAACGACATCAGGAACACTACAAATGAGAGGACAAAGGATATTAATTAAGTTTACACCTACTGATGATGTGAGAGCGTTTGAACATTGGAGAGAGGTGGAGACTGGAACAATAACGGAAGACTACCCTGGAACTAAATTTTAATTAATAGCGTAAACGGAAGAAATAGACCAAGAATATGAGTCGGTTACAACACAACTGGCAGAAAAAGCAACCTTAGAAGATTTAAAACGTTCATTAGGTTTCATGTTAAAAACGACAGATGGATTTGCTCCTTTGCCTTTTAATATTATCAGAAAAAACGATGGTAAGATTCATCATGATTTTAACTTTGAGAAGTATAGAGACGGGGAAGAAATTTTTATTTCAAATAACGGTAGTAATTCCACAGGTGACGGTTCGAGAGAAAAACCATACCTAGATATGTATTATGCAGTGGATGAAGCAATGGCACGACCAGGTAATAAATTTGTAATAAAGTGTCTTAGTCCGCACGTAATAAGAGGTGTTAGAAACCGCACTATAAACGGGAAAACTATTGCTATATGCCTGCTAACCCTGATGAAAAAGTGTATATCACTAGTCATTATCCCGGGCTAAATTGGGAACAGGATGAAACTGGCACATGGAAAACAGCTTACGTTGGGGTTTACTCGGTATTTGATTTGCGCCATAAAGATGAATACGGCGTACCAATACCTTTAGAAAACAAAATTTCGCTTGCGGAATGCCATAGCGAAAAAGGTACTTGGTACTTTGATAACGATTATGTTTATATTCACACATGGGACGAACAGCCTCCAAATGACGCAAACTATGCCATTAATGTATCAAGCGCACATTTCGAACCAACATTAATAAATAATGCCGAACTATATGTTGAAAATTGTATTATTTTACATGGTAGAAGCACAGATTCAATGGTTATTACAGCTAGTACTACGGGTGGGGTGTCAGGAACTTTTATTGCGAATAATTCTGTTTTTGCAGGCGGAGATTTAAGAATTAATAGAAACAATGAAATAAATGCGATATCTTTCAAAAATGTAAAGAATATATTTTTGTTTAGTTGTATTGCGGCGTATGGTGGAGAGGATGGGTTTAATTATCACTACAGCAGTGTTTCTTCGGAAGATAGAAGAAAGTGTTTAGTCGTCGAATATAACTGTACAAGTTATCGACACGGTAAATTTTCTACTACTAGGACAGCTAATTGCTCCACAGCACACGACGGTATTTGTGTTTTAAGAGTTTATGGCTTGTACTTCGAAAGCACAGGTCCTGTTGTTAATGACGCGAATGGTTGTTTATCTGTATACTATGATTGTACCGCGCAAGACGGGTTAGCCAATAACCAGATTCAAAGATCTGCATTTAGAGCAGATAATGACGGTGCCACAACCAAAGGTAAACTAGTGTTAGTAAATTGTAATGGTGGTGGCAAGGACACCTATTCTGTATATTCAGGAGATGACATGGAAATTGTATTGCAAGCATTTAGAGGCACGTACATCCCTGACGGGCTTAATATTACTGACGTAATCTAGTGAAAAATAGTAAGAAGTGTCCACATAAAATGGACACTTATTTTATATACAAGAAAAAGGATTTCCTCCTTTTTTGTCGAATTTAGTAGGTAGAAAGGGAGGTTTTTACACATGGACAAAATAAAAGTAGATTTGATTTATCCTGATGATCATGAGTTAGATACCAAGCGATTAGAATTAAGCCAGTTAGAATTAAATGCATTAGTAAACAGCTCTATGGTTGGTTCGGAAGGAAGATATTACAGAATTGACGAAAAAATTTTTGAAGATACTCCATCTGGGTATTCAGTAACAATAATTTTAAAAGAAAAATAATTAATTAAAGCATCCTTCGGGGTGCTTTAATTTCGGAGTGATTTTATGGACTTTTTCAAAGGACTAAAAAACGGATTTTTCCTGAGCATCCTTTTGTGGTTGCTCTTTTTTGTTTTACTTAAATTGATTTAATGGACGGTGTGATTATGGACGCAAATTTAATTCAATATTTTGTGACACAAGGGCCGTTCGCGGTCCTTTTTGTTTGGCTTTTTTACTCGAGTAGAAAGGAGGCACAGGAACGTGAGAAGAAGTTAAATCAAGTCATTGATGATCAAAACGAGATTTTGAAAAACTTTAGCACGAAGTACGACATTGTCATCACAAAACTTGATGACATTGAAGAGCGATTGCCGCCACGGTAATCGTTTTTATATAAACAAATTAAAAAGGAGAGAAACATTGATGGAAATTTTAGTAGATTACGTAGTAGTTTTAGTTGCTGCCATTTGTCTATGTTTTGGCTACATCATTAAAAACAGCTTAGATTTTGTGCCAAACAAGTATATACCATTAATCATGGCTGTGTTAGGGGTTTTACTCAATGTTTGGTTAAATGCATGGTCATTAACCCCACAGATTTTACTCGGTGGTCTAGCAAGTGGTTTGGCAAGTACCGGTTCCTTTGAAATGGTAAGAAATCTTAAAAAGGAGGATGAAAAATAATGGTTAAAATATTCATTGATCCAGGACACGGTGGTTCGGACTCTGGGGCTGTTGGAAATGGTTTAAAAGAAAAGAACTTAACGTTAGCAATCTCCAAAAAAATTAAAGCTAAATTAGCCAATTACAAAGGTGTAGAGGTCAAGTTAAGTCGTGATACTGACAAAACACTAGCATTAAAACAACGTACAGACATGGCGAATGCTTGGGGTGCTAACTACCTAATTAGCGTCCACATTAACGCAGGCGGCGGAACAGGGTTTGAATCGTACACGTATAACAAAGCATACAGCGGAAAACAAGAAACCAATCGGTTACGAAGCATTATTCACGGCCAAGTGATCCAGGCATTAGGGAATGAAGTCGTTAACCGTGGTGAGAAAGAAGCGAATCTCCACATGGTAAGAGAATCAAGTATGCCTGCTATATTGACAGAAAATCTTTTTATCGATAATGCCAAGGATGCAGCAAAATTAAAACAGAGCTCATGGATTGACCGGATAGCCCAAGGTCATGTCAATGGACTTGAAAAAGCCTTTGGGCTAAAGCAAAAAACGCAATCAAAACCTGCACCAGAACCACAAGCAGGTGGCACGTATAAAGTCAAATCCGGCGATACGCTATGGGGGATCAGTCAAAAATACGGAATGACGGTCAACGAGTTAAAATCTCTAAACGGATTAACTAGTGATACGATCTATCCTGGCCAAGTTTTAAAAGTGACTGGATCCAAACCTAAGGATTTTAAAGTTGGCCAAAAGGTTAAAATTAAAAAATCAGCATCTAAGTATGCGACAGGTCAGTCTATCCCTAGCTGGGTTAAAGGTAACACTTACACTATCCAACAAGTAAAAAGCGATATGGTGCTGCTTAAAGATATAGTTTCGTGGGTTTATAAAAAAGATGTGGATTAAAAAAACAACTCCCTAGCTGATTGGTTAGGGAGGGTGTTGCAAAATTGTGACAGGTTTGTAAAAAAGAAGGAAATTAGTCCCCTATTTGTAGAATATGTCTAGTGAACTATCTTAATAACAATGAGGGGATGAATGTAATGGCATTAAGTAAAAATGTAAGATTTGATTATTTTAAAGTTTATGCTACCAGATACAATAAAGAAAAGGAAGTAGTTGAGGAGATACCATGTGATTTATCTGATCTTTTTAGGCAATTGCAAGGAATTCAAGTAACTGAAAGGGTATATTGGATGGGAGATGATCAAGCAAGATTGCAAAATCTTGAATGTATAAATGATAAGTGGAATCTTCATTTTGTTCGAATTCGTAAAAGTGATTTCCCAATAATCACTAAGGATGATGGTACATATAGTTATTTTGAGGATTTCGAGGATGATGAGGGATTAGGAGAAGAGATATCAGCATTATATGATCCGTCAAACTACATTATTATGATGAGGAGGAATAGGTTTAGCCTTTCTCCAACGGCCGTATCAAATTATTTTACTTCTGTGATAAATGAACCAGGTTTTAACGTGATTTTTAGGCCACTGATTCACCCAAGAGCAGTTGAATTATTAAGAAAAGACCATCTAATTAGAAGTGCAGAAATATCGATTTCAGATATAAAAAACGCAAGAACTACAACTAAAAAGTCACTAGGTCAAATTTTAGATAAAGCAGATGATATAAAGGAGTCTGTAAACATACGATTTAAAATTAGTATTGAGCCAAAGGGTTCTAAGAAATCAAGCAGAATTCCAATATATGAGGAAATAGAAGAAATGGTTAATGATCCCAACGTGCAAAAATTAGAAGTTAGAAGAAAAGCTGATGAAAATTCAAGTGTCGAACCGGTTGATTTAATTCAACATAGATTGGTAGATTACTATCAATTTAAGGAATCTGATTTTGATACACAAGCCAGAAATATTCTTCATGAAACTGTGATAAGTCGAATGCATACATTATATAGAAAGAGAGTTGAGGAAATTAATTACACTTATGTATAAAATGGAGGTGTTTATTAGTGAGAATCATCGAAAGAACCTACCCATATATAATCAGTATCTTTTTAGGTTTTATCATTTATATATTTCGATTGGAAATTAATGACATTGAGAATTTTAAAGAAATATTATCTGCAACTGTTACATTTTCAGCAATTATTATTGCATTTTTAAGTACTATGGTATCGATCTTTATTTCCTTAACAAATTCAGAGGTAATGAAAAATATAAATGAGGCAGGCGGAAATGGATTGTTAACTTCTTATATTGCTGAAACTGTAATAGGTGGATTATTCTTAGTGGTTTTTTCGATAATTTTATTTATTTTTCTTGATTATAAGGGAAATTTCTCAAATTTATTAGTAGTTATCTACATATCTTTGTTCTCTTTTGTTATTTTCTCGTCCTATCGAATTTTAAAAATATCACTAAAAATATTAACTAATGTATTAAATGAATCTTCCTCTGATAAAACGGAAAATAAAGCTGTTAAACCTAAAATTAATGAAGCACCTTAAAATAAATATTAAAGTTGATTTTTGATGTAGTATTAATGCCCTTAAAAAAAGGGCATTTTTCCATTAAGAGTGCCATTTTTTTATAAGAAGACCACCACTAAGGAGCTAAAATGCAATTGAAGTGTTTACATTTGACGAAATTTAATTTCGTCAACAATTCGTCAACAATTCGTTATTTCTACAAAAGTTAATTTAAAAATAAAAACCCTAAAACCTTGATGGCTCTAGGGTTGTTTGATGGAGCATACCGGGCTCGAACCGGTGACCTCTACGCTGCCAGCGTAGCGCACTCCCAGCTGTGCTAATGCCCCGTACTCTTTTTATAACGCTGACAAAAATTATTATATAACCAATAAAAATATTTTGCAAGGATATTCGTATCAATTTTTAGAAATAACTAGTTTCAAACTAAAGGCTGAAAGGGTTAAATTTATGCAGGGATATTAAAAGAAATTTGTCGTAATTCGGATCTGCCAAGAAATTTACAAAACTTCATATTTTGAAGGGGAAGATAGAAAAGGCAACCACCCAAAATGTCCCTTTTTCAAATAAACTATCGCACAAACCACAACACACTGTGTCTTGATTAATTAGATAACACTATATTTGACTCAAATTCTTCCGTAAACCCTTTTGAGTGCTAATCAGAAAGAGTTTGGAATACGCTAGTCTAGGTATTTTTGATATTTATAGGACATTTAGCATTGAATAGTAGTTTGTCACATCCACCATATTCCCTCAGTTTATACAAAAAATTCAACTACCAAATTCAAAAATTTGATAGTCTGCTAGCACATCGGATATTAAGCAGAACAATCCCATCTAAATTGACAAAATTTCGTGGTGATTAGCTATTGACCATCCCCCGTTTCATTGATAATATGACTATATTCATGTGAAAACGAATGCGATGAATTTTGTGGGTAACACTACAAAAGGAGCAACTTCTGGAGAGTCCGGGTATCCCGGCGCCGACGGATTCACAATCTCAGGCAAAAGGACAGAAGAGGAACAATCTGTCGAAGTTATTCTGTCTTGAGATTGGAATTATCCAATCTTATTTTTTTAAACATGGGGTGACAAAATTGGAAAAAAAACGTGCAGTAGTCAGTGTTATTGGAAAAGATCAGATCGGAATTATTGCCAATGTTACGACGATCCTTTCCAATCATAAAATTAACATTCTAGATATTAGCCAGACCATCCTTCAAGGTTTTTTTACAATGATGATGATTGTCGATATGACGGGAGCTAATTTAGAGAACTTGCAAAAAGAGATGGATGAACTTGGAGAAAAACTAAATCTAAAAATCAATATCCAACTGGAAGATATTTTCCAAGCTATGCATCGCATTTAA